TCAAAGCACTATGGAACGTGGAGATCCCTCGGGTGAAAGTGTGCCCGGATCACGTCGCCCCATTCGACGCCTTCTCGGAAGGCTACTTCGGCAATGAGAACAACTTCTGCCTCTGGTACGGGTCACGCGGAACTGGCAAAAGTTACATGCTCGCGCTCCTCGCCGTCACCAAGAGCATGGTGCAGGAGACGAACACCGTCCTCCTCGGCGGATCAATGGCTCAGGCCGCGAACGTCCAAGAGCACATCGAGAACATGCTCCTCACCCCAGGCGCACCCACATGGGCGGTCGCACGCCAGATCCAGACGGAGATCACGTTCAATGGCGGCAACTGGATCAGGCCACTTCCCGCATCGCAGAAGACCGTCCGAGGACCCCACCCTTCGAATACGTTCCTGGACGAGATCGATGAGATGGACGAGAAGGTGTACGACGCCGCCATGGGGCAGGCGATGGCGAAGCCGAACGTACGCGGCATCGTCATCCCGGAGATGGTCGTTGCCTCCAGCACGTGGCAGAACCCGGTCGGGAACTTCTCACGGGTGCTCGGCATGTGCCGGGACAAGGGGCTGCCAGTCCGAACGTGGTGTTTTCAAGAAGTTTTGAGGACGGAGTCGAACCCGACTGGGTGGATGGACCCGGCCTTCATCGAGCGTAAGCGTGCCTCCGTCCCCGCCGAGCTGTTCCGCGTCGAATACGAACTGGGCGAGCCAGCAGGAGGATCGAGGGCATTCGACCTGGTCTTGTTGAACAAGGCCTTCACGCAGATGGACACTGTCAGCGAACGCCATAGTTCCGATGACGACGAATGGGTGTTCGAGGAGCCGCAGGCAACCGGCTGGTATGCGATCGGCGCTGACTGGGCGAAGGAGAAGGACAAGACGGTCATCGTCGTGGCCAGGGTGGACGAGAAGCCGTGGAGGATCGTGTACCTGCGGGCAGTGAACAGGAAGCCGTACCCGGAGATGGCGGCAATGTTCAACGACGCCCTCATGAAGTATCAGGCGGTCGCCGCCCATGACGGCACGGGTATCGGCAACGTCATCAACGACTACATCGATGAGCGGGCCCACAAGGTGCTGATGGTGGGCAGGGGCCGGACGGAACTGCTCGTGGACTACATCAACGCGGTGGAGAAGGGCGTGTACCGGCTTCCGGCGAACACCCCGGCATTCGACGCGCACAAGGGCACGACAGTGGATGAGGTGTACGCGCCGGGGAAGTGGAACAGCCACTTGTCGGATTTCGTGGCGGCGTTCTCGATCATGCACAACGCGGCAACGAAGCAGGCCCCTGCGGCTGCCGGTGAGGGCGTGAAGAAGACGGCGTACGTGTCCCGGTCGCAGCGTGACCTGGAGTACGGGCCACAGGAGACGGTGATCGCAGTGATGGGTGACGTGCGGATGGTTGAGGGGGATTTCAACCCGTACTTGGTTACGTAGGCAGCGATGCCTGCATTGGCGCATTTTGGGGCATAGACTCGGAGCATTCTGATCCAAGGAGTCTGTCAGTGAACCAGAAGATGAGTGCGGAGCAGGCAGCGACCAGTGGCACGCTGCTGGGCGAGCCGTACAAGCCACCGGACCGCACGGGCACGTTCGACGTGCCGTCGTATGACGATGTCGCGGACTTGAACCAGTTGTTCAAGCGGTTCGCGAACACGGCGGTCGCCAATGGCGGCGACACGATGATCGGCGTCTACAACATTGCAGGGTCGTTGTACGTGAACGGCCAGCCGTTGAACCCGGCAGACGCGTACACACTGGTTGACAAGACGGCGTCATTCACGGTCGTGATCCAAGACGTTCTGGCTCAGTCACGCTTCATGTGCTCCTCGGCAACGGACATGGCCGTTGCGATGCCTGCGGACGGCACGACGTTGCCTGACGGCGCTCGGGTGACAATCGTCCAGGCGGGCAAGGGCAAGGTGACGGTCACCGGCTTAAACGTCATCGGCTCACAGAAGACCGGCGGCCAGTATTCGACGCTTGAGGTGATGTGGCACGCAGGGAACTGGTGGTGCCTGTCTTCCGGCTCTGGTGGTGGCGGGGGCGGCACGGGAACCCCATCGGCTCCGATCATCGCGTTCAACGAGGACTTCACCGAGGTGACGTGGGTGCCGGTGAACGACGGCACGGCTGGCGTAACGATCGGTTACGGGGTGCTGGCGAACCCGCCTGACATCAGGTATCGGATCCTGCAACCGACAACCGAAGGGTCGCCGGTCATCATGGAGATCGACCGGGTCACTGGTGGCACGGATGTCACGATCGAGGTGTGGGCGGTGAACTCGGCCGGGCGTGGCGAGTCATCGAACTCGCTGTCCCACACGTACCCGGCAGTCACGGCTACGGCGCTCACGGGTGCTTCCGGTGCCGGTTCGGTCACCTTGAACTGGAATGACGTGCCTGGCGTGACGGAATGGGATCTTGAATGGCGTGCGTCAGGCGACACGGTGTGGTCGTTGGTCCCCGACATCCCGAAGACGCTCTTCTCCTACACGGTAACTGAACTGCTGGAGAAGCCGTACCAGTTCAGGGTGTTCGCTGTGGTTGGATCGTCGTTCTCTGCTGCGTCGAACATCGCGGTTGTCACCCCTGGGCCTGCTGTTCCTCCGGTGGGGCCTGTGCTGTCCCATGATCCTGACACCGTCGGTAAATGGACGATCACGAACTTTGACGCGCAGCTCACGTACAGCGTGACTGTCGACGATGGGCCTGTGCCGATCTTGAGCGGCAACAAGATGACGGTGTACGACACGCAGCAGCAGTTCACTGTGTCTGTTCGACGTGGTGCCGGGTTGCCTGCGAACACGACGGCGCAATGCACGCCGTACACGTACCCGTACACAGGTGGCTACTACCAGTGCACGAATCAGACGTATGACGAATGCGATGGCAATTCAGGGTACTGCCCGTGTGGGACTTGGCACCAGAGCGAGGGGTCATGCGCTGGCTGGGTGTGTCATGCCGGGTATGACGTGCCCGGCTATTACTCGATCGGCGGTGGTGGTGCCGGTTGGACTGCTTCCTCTAATTCCGGTGCGACGTTCGGTTCACCCCCGAGCCCTCCGCCCGGGGAATGGTACCGGGTGCTGTGATGGAGTACGAGGTTGAGCAGGGCAATGCGATCGACATCGTCTGGGAACTTCCGGGTGTCGAGGATCTCCCGGACGGGAACATCACCCTCGATACAGTGAAGTCTTCGTTGACGCTCGCGTTTCCTGATGGGTCAGTGCGGGTATTGAGGCTGATGCGCGATGTCGTCATTCAGAGGGAACTTCCGTCGATGAAGGTCACGGCGCTCCTTCGTAAGGACGACACATCCGACTGGCCGATTGGCGACATCGGGTACGTGGCGGATTTTCTGCTCAAGGACGGGGCCGTGAGCAATCATGATGTCGGCACGATTTCGGTACTGCCATTGACGGGGAAGTTGAAAGCCAAGCCCGTGCGGCCGTGGAATCTGCTGAATCCATTGGAGATGCGGGTGTCCGCGGAGGAGCAGGCAGAGCGTCTTGCCGTGTGCAAGGGATGCCCAAGTTTGAAGAAGGGCGTCTGCGTTGAGTGCGGTTGCGTGATGAAATTGAAGTCGAAACTGGCCCGCGCCGCGTGCCCGAAGGGCTTGTGGGGTATGAGCGACAGCCCTATCCCGAATGAGGATGTCGGATCATTCAATGCGGAGCGTGAGCGAATCTTCGCGGAGCGGTTCCCTGACGACACGCCCTGAATCTGATGCCTCATAGTGTGGTGCGTGGGGCATTATGAGGCGTTAGTGTAGGTGGAGAGCAGCCTTCTGCTGCATCTAGCCTCAAAGGAGCCCCACATGAGCATCGGCATGGGCATCACAAGCCTTGAAGGCCAGTGGCCGTACAACGTCACCTGGTCGCGTATCTGGGATATCGGCTGCCATTGGGGTGCGATCAACACCGCGAAGGGCGTGTACGACTGGACGAAACTTGATGCCGTCGTGGATCGCATGATCGGTCAGGGCATGCGCATTATCTACACGATCGGTGGCGCACCGCAATGGAACTCGTCGAACCCGAACTCGACAACGTACGCCCCATGGCTGGGCAAGGGATCAAATGGCCTGCCAGCGGATCAGAATGAGTTCAACGCGTTCTGCTACGCCCTTGTCACCCGGTACAAGGGATGGATTAGCGCGTACGAGATGTGGAATGAGCCGCAGCTCATCGAGTTCCTTGACCCGTACACGCCTGCGAACACGGACATTCTCGCGCAGATGACGAAGCGGTTCTACACGAACGCGAAACTGTGGGACCCGGATTGCCTGGTGCTTGGCGCACCGATCCTGCCTAGGCCGACGTCCGGTGGGATGAAGAAGGCAACGACGTACCTGACATCCATGCAGACGAAGGGCTGGAACGTCGATTACATGACGTGCCACATCTACCCGAAGACGGGTGAGGGTGATCAGTGGACACCGTATTTGAATGATGTACGGGCGAAACTGGTGGAGATGGGCGCACCGAAGCCTCGTGTGCCGTGGGTGACGGAGACGATGTTCAACCTCCTCGGGGATGACCCGGGCGATGCGGCGATCGCGGCGTGGACGAAGGCCGCGTATGACGGGGCGAAGACCGCTGGCGTGTCGGTGATCGTCTGGTATGCGTGGAACCGCCCTGACTTGAAGGGGCCGTGGATCTTCACTGGCACCCAGCAGTGGGATGACATTCAACGGTATGGCCCAACTCTCGCAGAATTCGATGACGACCTGTCGTTCATCGACGACGCGTGGGCTGCTGTTGTGGAGTGGGCGCAGGACGCGTGGAGCGCGACGGGACGTTGGCTGCGCCGCATCTTTTGATGCATCAATATGCGCATTGTTAGGCATCCTGAGGCATTAGGCTGTTCACCGGAGACCAATCCCCCTGTCGCTTGTTCACGACGCCCACGGGCCCTCTGGAGGAATCTGCCATGCACAACCTTGAAACGATTGTCGGGGCCGAGCGAGTCTTGCAGGACATCTCCGGCGCGTACACGCTGGCCAACTATGACAACAACAAGTACATGCAGGCCACCGCTGAAACGGTGATCACGGTTCCGAACGGGACCGTTGACTGGCGGGGCAGCAGCGGGACGACGTATTACGTGTTCGCGGTCGGCGGTTCGGTGACGTGGGTGTTTGACCCCAGTCAGTCGTTCGTTGCTGCTCAAGGCTTGACCTGTACGCAGGGCGGATACACGACGGCCTACAACTATGCACCGAACATGTGGATGGTGTTCCAGCCGTCGCAGGTCGGTTCCGGCAAGCCGGGCCCTGATGGTCCCGTTGGTCCGGTCGGCCCTGGTGGCCCTGCCGGTAAGGATGGCACGCCGGGTACGCCTGGCACTCCAGGTCGTGATGGGCAGCAGGGCCCGACTGGGCCCCAAGGCTCCGTTGGTCCAGCGGGCGTTGCAGGCAAGGATGGGAAGAGCTTCGAGATCAAGGGCTTCTACGACACGCTGGCACAGTTGAAGGCTGCCCGGCCGGTGGGTGTGGCTGGCGACTGCTACCTCGTCGGTTCGCCGGGGCATTTGTTCACATGGGATCTCACTGACACCCAGTGGCAGGATTCTGGCGTTGTCGAGGGTCCTGCCGGGCCTACCGGTCCTCTTGGTCCGCAGGGGCCGATTGGTTCGCAGGGCGATCAGGGCATTCAGGGCGTGAAGGGCGATACCGGCCCGGTTGGCCCTCCCGGTCCCGGCGGTGGCGGTTCGAGCCTCATCACTGTTGTGGTGAAGTCCGGCGACTACACAGTGAAGTCTGATGACCTCGCGACGTTGTTCGTGGCCCACGAGAAGCCGCTTACGGTGTGGCTGCCGTCTTCTGCTGAGTCGGCGATGCCGGTCGGCACGTGGGTTGAGATCACTGACGAGGATGTCGTTGACGACCAGACGGTTGCCCGGTTCTATCCGACGGCGAACGCACGGATCATCGCACCGTTGGGGAACGTGGCGGGCGCGTCCGGTCAGTCGATTCGTGCGATCAAGGTCGATGAAGACTCGTGGCTCATCAATGGCTTGACGAAGATCGACGCGAACCCGCCTGCCCCGAGGCCGTTCGCTCATTTCGGCGGAGGCACTGGCGTTGGGCCCGACGGCAAGCCGCTTCCGGATGTGCTGCAACTGGACTGGACGATTGACCAGCTCGGTGTGGTGTCCCAGTTCTTGGAGGTGTTCCTTCCTGACCAGACTCCTGTGTGGTCCGGGAGTGCCGCCCCTGGCGTATCCCAGTTTGTGAGCACGCAGTACCAGTTCCCAGCGTGGACGAAGTTCTTGGCTCGGGTGACGGTCACCGATAAGCAGGGCCGGGTGTCGCAGCGTGTGTCGAGCGCGTTCTACGCAATGGGGAAGCCGACGATGGCGACTCCTGATCAGCCGTACGGGTACAAGTCGACGGTGAATCAGTTCCAGTCGTACTCAGTTCCTGCGAATGGGGCGATCAAGGAGCAGATGCCTGATCGCGGGTTCTTCGAGAGCCACGCGGAAGTGAAGATGGATGGTTTCGATTCGTGGGTGTCGTCCAACACGGAGACGGGCCGGTATTACGCCACTCCACTGATCGTGAATTACCCGAATCCTGTGTCGAAGGGCACGGCCCGTGAAGCCCGGTATGTCGCCAAGAACGATTTCGGCACGACGATCTCGACGTTCTTCATCACCCCGGCGTGATGACGATGAACAGGTTTCTGGACTACTTCGCGCTGTGGCTGGCGATGAACATGATCGCCTGGTCGACGCTGTGGTGGACGTACGACAAGACGGTCACGTGGGATCAGGAAGGACAGCTCCTCGTTCAAACGAGCCTCGGGTCGCTGGCGGCCACGCTGGCAATTTGGGGTGTGGCGAGGGCAACCCGTTCCGGTTCGTTCGTGCCTGGGAAGTACTCGAAGGTCGTTGAGGACAGCCTGGACAAGACGATGCGCGTGAACACGCAGGAGACGCAGGTGATCGCGCCCTCCTACGACGAGACGAGATCGCTGCTGGCGTATCGGGTCCATGGCGTGCAGGAGATCGATCCGATTGTGGAGGTGCCTGATGTCGACGCCAACGCATGATGTGACGCAGGCGAGGGTGTACGCCCTCGGCCAGATTCATGCCCCTAGCCAGTCGTGGGCGGGTTTGTGCCAGTCGTTCGTGAGGCATTGCCACGGTGTGCCTGCGTGGTCCCCGACGGCGTATGACGCGTGGTTGAAGATCCCTGCGATCCGCAGGAGCTACGTGGGCGACGCGCCGCTTGGCGCGGCGGTGTACTTCGAACGGAACCATGCGGGCGCTGAGCGTCCAGGGCATGTGGTGTTCTCTCTCGGCGACGGCATGTGCGTGTCGAATGACATCTACCGGCACGGAATGGTGGACAAGGCCCCGATCAGCGTGTTCGCCCCGCATTGGAACATGCGGATGCTGGGCTGGTCATTTTGGACGCCGTACGGCTACATGCCGAAGGCGGCGTCATGAGGGCGATGGTCGCGGCTCGTTCCGCCGGGGCAGCGGCGGGGGCGGTGGCGCTGGTGTTGGTGCCGTTCGCGCTGGGGTTGCTGACCGCGCGCTGGTTGGGCGGGCAGTCATGAGGGAGCCGGTAGCAGTTCGGGCTGTCATCGTGGGGCTTACGTCCTTGCTGGTCGCGTCGTATGTCGCACTGTGGGCGCTGAGTTCGCACTGGCCGATCGGGCAGCAACCGTGAGGCGGGTAGCGGCTTCTCTCCTGTGCGCTGCTGCCGTGATGCTCGGGGTAGGCGTGAGCACGCCTGCGCATTCGGTTGATCTGGGCACTTTCGGCTTTGGCTGCACTGCCAGCCCTGCTGATCTGGTTATCACCGCTGCCGTGGGCGACACCTTCACGGTGGATTTCCCTGGCTGCAAGATCACTTCGTATTCCTCGTATTTCACTGCGTCGTCTGATTTCCCTGCATTCACATACCTATGGGTAGGACCAAGGGTCATCACTATGGCTGGTCCCGCTACGTACGCACTCCAGGTCGTTAACCCTGCGATCCCCGGGGTCACATACTCGGTCGGGTTTGCCGTAAGCGCTCCTGCTCCTGCTCCTGCTCCTGCGGCAGCCGATGCGGTCGTCGCGCCAGCGCCGCCGCAGCACCTCCAGCAGGTACCGGTTCCGGGTGGCGGGTGCGGAGCGGTCGTCGATGATCCGTTCGCGTGGGACACGGGCCTGTCTGGCGGCTGGTCGATGTCGTGGGCTGAGTGGAACAACGGACCGGTGTGCTCACGCTCACTCGCGCTTGTCGGTGGGTCGTGGCAACTCCGTTAATGTTTCACGAGGAACCAAGACGCTTCGGGTTATGAAATTGTTATGCGTTGTGACGCAACGCTCTGCATTGTGAGGCGTTAGGCTGGGCGTATCAGCCCCATGGAGGTACACGTGACCGCGCTCTCCCACCTCGCTGCCGAGGTCCGAAAGGACGAGTTCGGCTACCCTCCGAAGTCGCGAGCCCCCGAGGGGGTGATCGCTGGCGGTGCGCTTGTCGGCGGATTTGGCGCTCTGGGCGTGAACAACGCCGTGCAACTGCCGAGACGGTCGAGGGACGCGGTGGTCTACCACCAGAGGCGCTTGAACGATTCGAAGCAGAAGGCGACAGAGACGAAGGCCCGCGCCGCCTCCGCCAGCAGGCTCAACCCGAAGAGGGGCTCGTTCGAGCGTGCAGCGTTGAACGCCCGCGCGGACGCAGTGAGGGACGTGAACAACCTTCGAGCAAACAAGCACATCATCCGCAACATGCGCTCCCACCAGCTTCGCATGGGCATGTCGGGTGGAGCGCTGCTCACTGCTGGTGCAGGACTGGCAGCGCTCGGTACGCGGATGCGCGGGAGGCGTGATGACTACTCAGCAGCCTAGGTTCGGCAGCCCCAACGACTCTGGCAGGCGTGAACGCGGAGCGGCGTACACGGGGATGGGCACGGCGTTGGCCGGTGGCGGCGCGTACGCGTATGGACGCGGGCAGCGGCGCATGGGGCTTTCCGCGCAGGACGCGGGATCGGAACGGCATGCCGCGGGGGTCGCCGGGGCGAAGAAGATCATCGATGAGGCTCAACGCGCGTCTTCGACGGGGAAGATCGATGGCCGTTCGAGGGCTGGACGGCAGTTGAAGGGCTTCAAGGTCGAGGTGGAGGCCGGGCGCGACCAGTACTGGTCTGGGAAGAAGATGGTGTCCCGTTCGAAGCCGTACCGTATCGGCGGCCTTGCTGCGCTCGCTGCGGGCGCTGGACTGCTGGGCGCTGGCGTTATCGGCAATGACCGCGCGCGCGCTACGTCGCTGCGGCCGAGGAAGTCGAACGTGACGAGCATGGACGAGTACCGGCACAAAGCCGCGCAGGCGGACGGCGGCTTCGTCGCGCAGGCAGACGGCAAGGCGCGTCAGGGCTACCACGACCCGGCCCCGAAGCCGGTGGACCCCAAGAAGCGGGCTTACTTCGAGCGCAACGGGATGGTCGCCGATGGCGCGTCCGAGGCGGATGTCCAGGCTTTGGCACGGAGGATGCGCGCGAATGGCCGTTGACCCGAACTACGCGAATGTCGGGCAGAACATCGGCGCGTTGAAGACCGTGGACGTGAACCCGGTCGATGAGGCGGCGATGGTCGAGAATGAGCGCCTGAGCCCGTTCATGGAACTGGGCACGACTGGTTTGAAGCGTGCCGCCGGGTACATCGATGAGGAGTTCCTGCCGCAGCTGCGGGGCCGCAAGTCGGTGCAGGTCTTCAAGGAGATGAGCGAGAACGACCCACTGGTGGGAGCGTTGCTGTTCTCCATCGACCGGCTGCTGCGCAACGTGGAGTGGACGGTGAAGCCGGGCGGGAAGACCGCCGAGGATGCCCGCGCCGCTGAGTTCGTCGAGCAGTGCATGGGGGACATGTCGGAGCCGTGGAGCAACTTCATCGGTGAGGTTCTCACGATGCTGCCATTCGGATGGTCGTGGCATGAGGTCGTGTACAAGCGCCGCGGCGGCCAATGGAACCGCAACCCGAAGACGCGCAGCAAGTTCAACGACAACCTCATCGGATGGCGCAAGATGCCGATCCGGTCGCAGGAGACGCTGATGCGCTGGGTGTTCGATGACTCGGGCGACACGAAGGCAATGGTGCAGTTGGCCCCGCCGTTCTACAAGACGACTGTCCTGCCGATGGAGCGGAGCCTGCTGTTCCGGTACAAGTCGAACAAGGGGAACCCTGAAGGCATTTCGATGCTCCGGAACGCCTACCGGCCGTGGTACATGAAGAAGCGCCTTGAGGAGTTCGAGGCTGTTGGTGTGGAGCGTGATCTCGCGGGCCTGCCGGTGGTGAAGGTTCCTGCGGAGATGCTGCGGGCGAAGCCGGGCACGGAGCAGGCGAAGGCTGTGGAGTCGTTCAAGCGGATGGTGAAGAGCGTCCGCAGGGATGAGCAGGAGGGCATCGTGTTCCCGATGGCCTACGACCAGGACACGAAGCAGCCGCTGTACAGCTTCGAGCTGATGGGCGGCGGCGGGGGCAGGCAGTTCAACACGGACGAGATCATCAAGCGGTATGAGGAGCGCATCCTCATGACGGTCCTCGCGGACTTCATCCTGGTGGGCCATCAGTCGGTGGGGTCGTATTCCTTGCACACGGATAAGACGGGCATTTTCCGGACGAGCCTGAACTCGATCGCAGAGACGATCGCTGACGTGCTGAACCGCTATGCGCTGCCTCGCCTGTTCATGGTGAATGGCTGGCGTCCTGAGCACCTTCCGGAGATCGTCCCGACGGACGTGGATTCGCCGGATATCGCGCAACTGGGCCAGTTCATGCAGGCGATGGCGGGTACTGGGGTGGCGTGGTTCCCGGATGGGGAACTGGAGAACTTCGTCAGGTCGGCGGCACGGCTGCCGAAACTGGACAAGGACCAGGTGGAGATCCGGCGGAAGATGCAGATGCGCAGCGATGCGACGGCATTCGCGGACGCGAACACGGCGTACGTGCAGTCGGAGCAGGCGTCCGAGATGGCCGAGTCGGGGCAGTTGCCGTTGCCGGGCATGGAGGGCATGGATTCGCAGGGGAAGCCGCAGCAGGAGAAGGGTGCGCCGTGATGCTTCAGGAGTTGGCACGGAGGTACGCAGTGGGGATCTGCGTGCTGGCTGCGTCTGGTGACGGTGCTGCCGCGCAGGAGGCGACTCGTGTGTTCCTGTCGGAGGCGATGGCATCCGGTCATACGGCGCTTGAGGCGATGTTCGCGTTGTTCCAGTCGTCGGTGGGGTGCGCGATCGCCGCTGCTGACAGTGTTCCGGGCGGTGCGACGGAGTATTTCTCCGGGTGCGCGCTGGGCTTGGCAGTGAAGTCGTGACGGTCTCTGACCGGGTGGAGTCGTATGCGAATCCGCGTGAGGCGGAGGATCGCAGACGGGCGCTTAAGCACATCGCGGTGGGCGGCTTGATCACGGGCAGTGCTGCGGCTGCGGAGTATGGGCTTGATCGCCGGTTGAAGGCGGCTGGCGTGAAGGGCCCGCTGGTGTCGGCAGTGAAGCGCAAGTTCAAGCCGAAGACTCATGGCCCTCATATTGCGGGACGCCTCGGGACCCGTGCGCTGTCGGCGACTGGCCTGCCGGTCATGGCGTACGGGTTGTGGAATATCGCGAACCCGAAGGACGAGGTCGAGGACCTTGATTTCAAGCGTCATGTGGTGCGCCCGGCGGTGGATCACGTGACGTTGCGCGATCAGCGGAACAAGCTGAAGTCGATCCGCAAGTCGCTGACGCTGGAGGAGCAGGACACGCTGGTGCATCGCAAGGAGCGCGGCACCCGGATCAGCCATGCGGCCGGCGGGCTTGGCGTTGCGGCGTTGGCGTTGCGCGTCCCGCAGGCAGCGAAGTTCGCGGTGCAGCGGTCTGCTCGGGCGGGGTCGCTTCGCCCGGTGCTGCGTGCGGCCATGTCGGAGCCGAAGGCAACGGCGGCGTCGAACACTCTTGGCGTGGCGTCGATCGGCACTGGGTCTATTGGGTCGTTCAATTACGCGGCGCAGCAGAAGCTTGAGGCGAAGCAGGTGAAGAAGTCCCTGTATGACGGCATGGTGAAGGGCATCGGCCGGGTTCGCGTGGTGGAGCGTTCGAAGCCGGGGTACGTGACGGTGGTCGATTCTCGGGATACGCGCCGGTTCATGCCGGAGTCGCGGGTGACGCCCGTGCGCAAGCCGCGACCGGTCGAGGTTGATAAGCCGTCGATGGCGCAGGACGAGCAGTTGACGCTGTTCAAGGCCGACCGGTTCCTGCGCGACTATGGCGACCGGATCAGCCCGAAGGCCGAGGCGGGATACAAGTACTTGAAGGACGGCCGCGACCAGCGCCGGGTCAACGCAGGGATCGGCGCTACGGTGTCGGGCTTGTCTGGTGCGATGGCGTATTCGGCGGCTCGTGGCCGTCGTTTCGGCTGGGCTGGTGGCCATGGCGCGCTCGCGGGCCTGTCTGCTGTGAGCGCGGTGAGAAGTGCCCGTGAGTCGGGACGCTGGGATGCGCGGATGGGGAAGATCAAGGCGAAGGCGATGGAGCGTGCCGCTGCCGGTGAGTATGGCCGCGACCGGGTGGTGGCGAAGGCTGATGAGCGCAGGAAGGACGACAAGCGCGGTGCGTTCGCTGCGGGTGCCGGTCTGGGCGCTGCGGCGATCGCCGGGGTTCCGCTGCCGATGCGTCTGCCTATTAATAGGGAAGCGTCGAGGGGGATCGCGGGCAGGCTGGATGGCGCTGACTCCGGTCGCGCCTCAGTGAGGGACGTGCGCGGCGTGGCGACTGGCGAGGGAACTCGCTGGGCTGCAAGCAGGAACCAGGACCGTCTCGCGGCGTCAATGGCTGCCCGTCGTGAGGCTGGCAGCCCTGCGCAGGACCCGGGACGTCCAGTGCGCCTACGCCGTGCCCCTGACGGGAGCATGCGGGTGATTGACGGCCATCACCGGATCAAGGCGCTGATGGACTTGGGCGAGAAGGACGTGGACGTGAGGGTGGAGCATTCGGGCCGCCCGCATCGGACGTGGGTTCCGCTCGCGCAGCGGGCGAAGTACTTGAGGGACGTGGGCAGTGCCCGCGAGTTCACTGGCCAGCGTGACCTCGGGGAGATACGGGCGAATGCGGCCCGCCCCATCCCGCGTGCGGCACGAGTGGGGAACCGTGTGCGATCTCGCGTGGAGCGTGGGGCGCTGGCGTTGCGCCGTCCTGCCGGGGTGGCTGGCCTTGCTGCGGCTGCCGGTTTGGCGACGGGCGGCGTGGTGGCGCATCGGATGACGAACCGGAGGGTCGAGAAGTCGTTCACCTATGACAGCAAGGGGCGGCCGAATGGTGCGACCCCGGTGTCGCAGATGTCGGTCGATCAGCGCGGGTCGTTGCGGGAGCAGGTCGAGCGGATGGCCCGTACCCGCAAGGAGAAGGGCGCGAAGTTCCCGGGGTTGAAGCCGTTGGTGGAGCGTGGGGTTCGGGCGCAGCGCCCGGCGACGTCACGTGCAGAGCAGTCGGCGAAGTACCGGGCGACGCGTATCGAGCGCCGTCATGGGGAGGCTCTCGCGGAGAACGCGTCCCGGTCTACGAATGCGTTGAAGCGGCGCAGCCTCGTCTCGGGGAGCCAACTGGGCAAGTGGGGCACTGGGCTGGCGATCGCTGGTGGTGGCGCGGCGATGCTGGCTGCGCGCAGCAATGACAAGGACCGTAGCGGGGGCAGGGCAGCGGATGCGGTGATCGCCGCCGGGGCCGGGCTGGGCGCTCGGGAGGCGGTGATGGGCGCTGGCGGCTGGGCGACGAAGCGCAGCATCGAACGGTACCGGGAACGCAAACTGCGTAACCCTGAGGCGAAGGCCGCATACAACCGGGACTGGAAGGCGTTCCAGGAGCGCGAGGGGTTCAAGCAGTTCGGGGTGAAGCATCCGGGGGACCGCATCGACATGACGAACCATGACACGCAGGTCCGGGTGGGCCGCCGATATCCGACGTCTATCCCTGGCGGTCGTGCGGCCCGGGCACTGGCGTTCAAGAACTCCCGTCAGGTGTCGTGGGGGTCGAAGGTGGCGGTGCCGCTTACGGCGGCGTCACTGATGCTGTCGGGGAAGCGCGATGACGTCGGCAAGGCCCTCATCCCGAGGTTGCCGAGACTGGGCGGCCGGATCGCGAGGCCTGCGATTCGCAGGAGCTACGTGGGCACAAGCTCCCGCGGCAGGAAGTTCACCGTTCGTGGAACGGTCAGGTAGGAGATGACATGGCAGTGATGAGCGTGCTGGAGACGATCACCAAGAATGATGAGGCGGCTGGCTGCTTCCTCATCGATACGGTCGTGTACGACTACCTGGCTGACGTTGCGAAGGCGCATGAGGATGACTTGCGGGAGGTGTACTCGCTGTGGTCGCTGGACCGGGTGCAGGTCGCGAAGCGGGCGTTGGGCCGCAGGTACGTGTCGGACATGGTGTCTGGGGAGTACCCGGGCGATGACGTGCTGGGCATGTCGGGCTGGCTGTCGGGCATCGAGCGTTTCGTGTCCGCTGCATCCGTGTCGAAGGGCTTCGAGATGTTCGACATCGATGGCCGCAAGGTGCGCCGCGATGTGAACCGTGATTCGCGCGGCCAGTTCGCCCGTGGCGTGAACCAGAACAAGTCGACGAAGCTGCGTGACGTGGCGGGCCAGCCGGATCGGATCAGCCCGACGTTGAAGGGGTATTTCGACGGGAACCTGGTACCCCATGCTGGTCTTGACGCCGATGAGCAGAAGGGTG